ACTTGTCGAGCAGCTTAGCGTTAGGATCCCAGAACACGTTGTTATTCGCTTCATAGATCGGCTTACGCTTGATCACTTGGTTCTCATCACCGGCACGGTTACTCACGTACTCAGTAACCAGCTCCCATGCGCCGACACCAGCAACGATACTCTCACCGGATGCGTTGTTGTATGCCTCGATGGATGTGTTGGTTCGCTCATCAGAACGATACAGGCCGTCTAACAGATCAGCGCCATCATCACGGCTATCTGCTTTCGGTTCGAAGTCTACCTGTACTGGATTGGATCGAAGGTCGGCACCAATCTGTCGGCCAGCCTTGCGGAGTATGTTGAATTCACCACGGAACTGAAGAGTGCTTGAGTCGAGAGCGTTGTCTTGCCATGCAGATACCCAGTAAAAAGCTAGGTCGTCGGCTGCTCGCTCTCGTGTGATTGTTCCGTTGTTATATGCTTTATCATGCAGCTCTTTAAGCTCTGCGAGATCTAAGACTGTCTCTTCTTCATCGTATTCGTCGGCAGACATAGATGTGCTCCGGTGTGAGGTTTCCCTAATGATACCAGCATTTACCTGCGACGCAAGGGCATTGTGCCTATCGGTGCAGGGATCTTAGGCTTGATAACCTGTGGATTTATATAGCGCATTGACATCATCACGCTGTCACCGAGGTTAGGAGACCTGAAGCCAAACTTGGATCTCATGATCTCCTTGGTGTACAGCTCGATGAATCCATTACCGTTAGGCTTGACCGGCATACGACATAACTCAGCTCGCAGCTTCTTCATATTGCTGATCGTCTTGCTGTCGAATGATATGCACTTGTCCTGATCTTGGAACTCACCATGGACAACCCAGCGATACGTGCGATAGATCCTGTCACGCAGCTCGCAGTAATACTGAGCGCGTTTGTTGCGGAAGATATCACCGACCAGCTTCTGGTTCTCGATCGTGGCTGACTGTGCTGGCTGGTAAATAGACTTCGGACTATCCGGTGACTCACTGCCTTTGAACATAGCGATGCGGATAGGCTTCTCGTGTAGATCCTTACTGATCTGTTCATTGAGAGCCACACCCATGCCATCAGCATCGAACGTGAAGTAGTCAACATTATCAGAGATAGCCTGATCACATGCCCAGTGGCCACCCTCATTGACGTCACCCTCGACCTTCTCCTCGACACGCTTAACAACAGAGCCATGACGCATGCAGTATCCCTTACTGTCATCACCGACATCAGACGGATCATGTGCAGCGACCTTGGCGCCAGCAACGTTCCAGCCCAGCTTCTCGTGGGCGTCCACGCATGAGTCAAACCATTCCCCAGTGATAAGGCTGTTCTCGACTGAGTCATTAAAATCGCCGAGCCAGATATGATCGTACAGCTCACGTGGTAGGTTCTTCAGCGCCCATTGACGCTCGACCTCAAGGCCAGACTCTTCGAACCACGGGTTATCGTGGTAGTTCATGACGATGATCAGGTGCAGATCATCCTCGTAGTAACCGTCTCGATCTAGCTCCGCTTGGAACGGTACAATAAACCGCTGGGAAAATGGGTCTTCACTACTCTCTGGGTTAGCAACGAAGACCATGGAGACGCCGGAGAATTCCTCTTCCTCGACTTCGTCAGGTGCTTTTGGTAGACCTTTGTTTGGCTTGTTACGTGCTGTGGGTGTGAGTACATCGATGCTCTCCTGTGATATGAACTGCGACTCCTCGACAAAGAATCTCTTGAAGCCGTGTGCAGATTTAATACTTGATACGTTACGTGCGATACCGGCGAACAGGAAGATGTCCTCTTCACCGCGCCTGATAGATTTATCCATGACCTCAAAGCCGTCCATCTCAAGACGAGCGATCTCGTCCTTCAGCAGTGAGTGTACAGAGTTTTTAATTGATGATTGGAATTCACGAAGACAGTAAGTCTTGGCGTCGAAGTCTTTAGCCTCGATTAAACAAATATCCCCAACTCCGAGGGATTTAGAAGAGCCACGCCCACCGAGGACAACGATGAACCTTTTGTTGGACGTGAGCACCGGTTCGAGTTTTTCAGCCAGATACACCGTTGGTTCCTTGTCGGTCTCTGCCCAATGCATTCCGTTGTACTGGAGTACCTTTGTGCATTGCTTTGTGACAGGTGACACAAGACCGACGACGGTGTATTCATTCGACTTCCTCCTAGCTCGTTCTTCGATTGCATGAGCCAGCTGGATCTTCTCAGCTCTGCTTAATCCGCTCAGCGATATACTCATCTAGCTCTTCATCTGTTAGATCATCGACAGCCTTCTTCGTTGTGTCCTTGGTTTCCACCTTATCGGTGTAGCCATGTTTGGACAGCATAAGCTTAGCTATCGTGGCGTGATAGGTACCCATGAGACCGCCTGAAGTGAGCATCATCTCCTGTTCTGTCATGATTTCACCAACGATGTCGGAAAACTCAGCCTTGTCAGGATGTGAAGCCCACTCATAAACGGTGTCTCTGCTTACCTTGAGATGCTTAGCAAGCCCAGCGATCATAGGCACAGCATGGAACGGAGTCGGGATAAAATTAGCGAGATACTCTCGTGCCTTATCGCATGTTTCATCATCATATTTACTTGGCCTAGCCATTGTCGTTCTCCACAGCTTCAGTCAGGATTGCTTTGATGTTGCGTAGCTGAGCGCCATGCAACATACCTTTACCTTGAAGGCAGTCTACCAGAGCGACCATAGCTCTTTCAACACGTGCGAGGCGCAGACCATAGTCTCTCTTGATCTGCTCTGTTGTTGGGGCGGCCTTCTTTGCCACAGGCTTACGCTTCTTCGTGCTCATGAGCTGGCTCCGTGATGGTGGACATGGATCTCGATAGTATTCTCAGGCAGATTTTCATCAACCTCGATATTACATGGTACGTCCATCATGTCAGGATCGATCTCAGGGAATTCAAGCGAAGCAAGACTCTCTGCTAGATGATTCAGCTCTTCAGTATTAAAGCAGAAGTTAATCTCAGGCAACTCCAGCTCGTCCTGTTCAGCGTCCGTTGAACGTTCGTTGAACTCACGTTCAGCGTTCGTTACTCTTCGATCGTGATACATGGTCTCAGACAGCAGGTATGCTTCTAGGGCGTAGATCTTATCCCTTGCGTCGTTATAGGCAAGCTTCTGGCCAAGTTCGCTGTTGAACTCTTCAGGATCAGCGCAGGCAGATTGACCGACAACAGTGTGGCCGTTCTTCAGCGTGATGCAGCAGATGGTCGTGGTGGTTCCTTTGAATCGATGGAACTGTGAGTGCTCAATGCACGAATTGACGTGTTCAGGTGTGATTTTCATATTTTCTCCTCGACTTATTTCAACTGCTTCGATGGGCAGGTCAGGTTAAGAATTCTTTTGTATTTCCTCTGGAAGCATGGACTCAAGCTCTGCTGTCATCTCAGGGATTCCATCAGGGTATGCTGTGTTCAGGTACTCTTCCCGTGTTAGCGGAATATTATACTTCTTCATCGTCTGGACGATAGCGTCTGAGCTATCCTCAGTCTTTTTTGTGCCACGTTGGGTCATTGATACCTCCTGCTATGTCATGAATAAGTTTCTGCGCTTCAGGCTGGGAGATTTCTCCTCGCTTGAACCGCTTCCACACTTGAATTGATGCCTTCTTTACGCGATCAGACTTGTTGTTGAACATACCACGAATAGCTTCCCATGTGATCGACTGCATCTCTCTTGGTAGTATACCACGCTCTTCTGCCGCACGTCTGTACGCTTCAGCATAGATGCCGTAAGTTCCCTTGTTGCCAGTGATCGAGCTGTTCTTCGTTCCACCCTTACCTTTCAGCCCTGAACCAAAGTTGTGCTTGACGGCTTCAGACTCACCAGAGAACGGCTGCAGGTTTGCAGCGGCCACTGCGTGGGTGTCAATAGTAACGTCTCCGTTCGGGGAATTCGGATCGACAATGTTGTTGTAGAAGTTGCGAACCTTATGTTGGCCACCCATCTGTCGTGATATGTTCTCCAGTGTAGGATCATCAAGCACAGAGACAGCTGAAGAGATCTCGTTGATAGATCCCCAGCCTGTTCCTGATGGAACACCTTTGGTTGTCATGACTTTCTCGCCATACTCACCCTCTGGAGAGATGACCTTGTGTGAGCGGTCACCGTAAGTCTCATCATAGGTGCGGATCCACATAGCCTTCTCGTGAGGTGTTTCCAGCTCATCGAGAGTCTTTCCACGGACAACTTTTTTCAGCCTGTCGTTTGTCTTTGATGCGCCCTCTGGGAATTTCTCATCAAGCATTGCGTCCAGCTTCTTATCCCAAGGAGTATTGGCCTGATTATGATAGATATCAATAACACGATCAGCAAGAGAGACGTTCATGTACCAGTCTTTCTGTGGTGACAGAGCCGCATAGACAGCTGCTGCTGACTCCGGCGTGATACCGTACTCATCTGCCCTGCTGGTAGCTATCTTATTAGCACCGTCGTACCAGCGCTTGCTGTTAGTGCGAATATTAGCTGGCACAGCATCATACAGGAACAGAAGGTTTTCTTTCGCATGATCTATTATCTGCTCAGCCTTGGCGTCAGCACCGCGAGCACCGGACGGCTTCCAGTTATCGTACTTAGTCATCATGTCAATGTTGTGCTTGAACGCAGCAGGATCGATCTTCATCGACTCCAGACCAACAACTAGGTCATGCCCCATAGGATCCTCTGTGGCTTTCACAGCAGATGGGAATCGTGTTGAGATCCTTCCTGCTTTCTCCTGACCGGCTTTCAGCTTCTCAGGAGGCGTCATACCCTGCAGGTCAGCAACCTTCTTCACAGGAGTCTCACCGAAAGCGACAGCAACACCGTTGTCACCGACGAAGCCCTTGAAGCCAGCCCCATGGATCTGCTTATATAAATTCGTATTTACTTCGTCAGTATTAGCGTTACTGTACTCTTTTGCCAGCTGCCTGAAGTTCATAGGATCCTCTGTAAGATCATATAAGCCCTTCAGTGGAGTCTGTACCATAGATTTTGCTGGAGCGACGACCTGAGCCTCTGGGGTGCCTTCAGGCGTATAAAAATGCACCGGCTTCATCTCATCAGGCAGCTTCTCAGCATAACTCTTCTCACGGCCAGCTGCTCCGGTGCCGTATTTAGCAGGAGATAGTACACCGATATCAGGCTGGTTGCTGTAGTGAGTACCGACGGTTTCCAGCCCTTGTTGAACGAACGTTGAACGAACGTTCTCTGGCATGACGCCATCGAAGTCCGTGCGGATCATCTGGGCTGGCAACAGGATGGCTTTCTGCTCAGCAAATTTGAAGTCATTCCAAGTATCTTTTAACTCCTGCTCCAGCTCTTTGACGTACTGCTTGTCGCCCCTAGCTTTTGCATCAGTTATCAACTCGCGCAATTCCTTCTGCCTCATCCTCATTGGCAGGTTTGCGTTGCTATAGTTCACCCATGAATTCTGGCCACGTGTCTCAGCCGCCAGAGCAAGTTTCGCCAGAGGCGAGAACATCTGACCATGTACGTCATAGGCTCTCTCTTCACCATGCCTTCCGAATTCATTAGGCTCTACGCCGTGACCGTAATAGTCATGAATTGCTCTCAACATCTCGTTGCCTGTAAGCCCAGTCTCTGGATCAACCTCATTCCAGAACTCGTGCGGATCTCCACCTTGGTATACGTTCATCGTGTTGTTGTTGCGAACATCGTCTCGCAAAGCATCTGAGTTTTTGTACTCAGCGGACTTCCCTTTATGGAATCGCATCTTAACTGGAAGCGTTTTGAACTGCTCTTTTGTTTCTATCAGAGCCTGTGTATATGCATCCTTTAGTAACTGCCCGTAAGTTGTCGCATTCGACTGCTGAAAAACTTCAGGCATGATTTCAGGGAATGTGTCGAAGATGGCTTTGTGTATTGCCTGCGCTCTTGGACTCGTATCGGTGTGGCGAGGTATCTGCTCGAATGCCTGTGCGATAGAAGATTGCTTGCCAATAGAGGATTCGAGCTGAGATGATAGCTCTGTAGGTTCGATACCAATAGACTTCTGATATTCCTGCCCAATTTTTTTAGCATAGTTAACCTCGTCTGGTATTACTTTGGTTCCAAGAGTTTGTCTGGATAATAGATCTGCCCGTTCTTTAGCTTCACGGGTTTGTATTCCGAATCCGGTACCTTCACTTTGTTTAGGTCGTCGGACGAAAGACCGTACTTCTTCTTGTAACGCTCCGATGCTGGGATTGACTGGCTGGACGTTTTCGACTTCATAAAATTCACCTACTTGTTTTGCAACCACCGGCTTATCATAGACCGGCAGACCGCTTTGTGGTTTCAACATCTCAGGTGTTCCTGATGTTGGAATAGTTGTTGAGCCATCACCTGACTGTGGCTTTAAGGATTCAGGAAGATCTTCATCAAAAATATTATCGATCGTTGTCTTCAGATCTTTACCTGCTGGCTTTGCATACAGCTCAGGCTTGATATCAATAGCACCACCAGAATACTTTTTCAGAGCGCCGGTGAGCGCCTCTGGAGATCCTGCAACCTTAGCCACACCCTTTCCATAAGCACCCAGACCTTTCAGTATGCCACCGCCCATAAGCAGGTCAGTGCCATAGAAGGCTGTCTCAAGTGGCTGGTCGAGAACAGGGTTTAACTCACCGGTAACTGGGTTAACGTTCTCACCCTGCTCCAGTGCATACTTTGTCGCACGTGTATCGCCGCCGAATGCCAGATCGATAAGCAGCTCTTCATTCGTGCGATCGAATCTTGATAACGGATCTGTCTGTGGCGCTGGCATGTGCGTCATCATGCTGCGACGAAGCTCCTGACCGGCCAGTTTAGATCCTGCTTCCATCTCATCCATGGTCATATCAGTCGATAGGCGCTTTGGTGGAGCGATTGACATCGGCAGGTTTGGTTGTGGCTGTACACCTAATCGCGGAAGCTCACGCATGGGATCCTGAAAAGCAAACTCCTGTGGCTTAGCTACAGGAGACTGCGGTTTCTTTGGTTCACGTGGAAGTCCGAGAGCGTCGTTCACGATATCATCGATGTCAAAGGCCATAGTTAGATCCTATTTACGAGCCAGTCAAGGCCACCAAATGCGGTAAAGATAACAAACACTAGCACGATCCTTATCGCCCAATCAACAACATCTTCTCGTATACGCATCAGAACATTATCCTAGCAAGGTTAAAGCCCAGCGCCAGTAAACAGCAGATGAGCAGGAAATAGTTAATCACAATAGTCATGATTTTATCTTGTTTATGCTGATGACTCCAGCTTTCTCTGCTATCAGGATAACACCGACGGCTTCCTCCAGCTGATTGATATTGTACTTCTTCTCGAAGCTCTTCCAGCCGATCTGGTGCAGCTCGTTGTGATAGCTGTGGCGTAATGGAATGCACAGGATATCAGAACCCTTCGTACCCAAGCCTGCATGCGTCAGGTATGCATAGCCTTTGATGTGGTGAGGGTCAACTTCTTCACCAACGTAACCGGTTACCGTGCATGGCAGTGTTCTAACAAAGTCAGTAAAATCGCTCATCAGTCATCACCTCTCTTTGCCATGTACTCATCAAAATCTACTATTGCATTATTTGCTTTAGCAATTAAATCCTCAAGCTCGATCCTTGTTAGTAACACTCTGAACCCATCGTTCGCTCTGTTATTAGTTACTAAGAATCGAGCAGAGTTGTATACATCGACTAATGGTTTTACGAATATATCGCTCATAACTTATTTCCCCTCTGTACCTGTGATGTTGTGTGCCAGAACTTACAGTACGGACATTTGTACACGCTCTGGATATTGCACCGTTTGAAATTCTTATTCTGCTTTCTCTTCTCCTGAACGTACTCAACCGAATGTTTAGCAGTGCTTTCAGAGAAATATTTTTTCTTAGTGCATGCTCTTTTTTGTTCCATCATTACCACCTCACTTTTAGATCCATGTAATCAGATATGTATCTGATAGCTTCTTCACAACCGTTAGCAACGACGCAACGGTAACCCTCTTTGATCATGTCATCGAGGAACTCTTTTTGATCATCACTAACCACGCCACCTTTCCTTCGCTTCATCTCGATGTACATTCCGTGATAACCCTCTCTAGCAACAGGAAGAAACAGATCTGATACGCCAGTTTTTAACCCCTGAGCCTTCAGCCTTTTCATCTGCTTTGCTCGCTGAATTTTATTGCCAGCAAGGAAAGCTCCGTTAGGCACAGCATACAGCCACTTCAGCTCTGGGAAGTACAGTGACCATGAGATCACGGCCTTCTGCTCTAAATCTTCTTCGTGTATCATTCCTACCTTCCATATGTTTTGTAATTATCTTTAGCGTACCTAAGCGCGAACTTAACAGCATCGAGACCACGCATGTCTCCCTGCGCCCACCGGTTAACACCAGCATTGCAGATATCATGTATCTGAACTTCGTTAAGCTCACGAAAAAACTTAAGCTTCTGATTGCCAATGGCGAGCCTGATCTGGTCTCGCAAAAACTTTTCATCATTGTTCATTGGCAGGGCGCTCAGGCTCATGAGATAGATACGCTACCGGTTGTGATTCGTAAACAGGCACAGAGTTGGTTACCGTATAAACATACGCTTGACCTGTAGCCCGATCGAAAAGCACTCTCGGAGTAATTCCGTTGAATATATCCATATCGATTATTTTTGATCTATTGCCGTTAACAAGTTTTACTTTAATCTTCATACAAAATTTACCACGTTAGTTGCTACTCGCTCCAGCTCTTCAGCTGTCCATGTTTTCGGTAGAGCCTTCAGGCTTGCATCTATCAAGCTACTAAAAAACTCTTCGAACTCATCGTTGTCCATCTTAGCGAACGACCATGATCTTGCTTCAGCTCTGACCTTACCGTTCGGTAGACCGACTACATCATAGTGGCCTGCGAGTATAGTTAAGAATTCACGAGTGTTTTCCATCGTTCTTATCGGCTGGATCAACTCGCCCTTGTGCATTACTGGCTCAGGCTCTGGCAAGGCATCATGCACAACCTTAACCAGAGCGAAAGCTTTCTTATGAAATTTATAATTGCGAGGCTTTACAACATCACAGTCAAGAACATCACCGACTGTTTTTTTGTACAGGTACTTGATACCATCATCATCGATCGGGATCAAAGAAAAATCTTCTGTTACTCGCAGGTTCATTTTCATGGCGTTACTATCACACCTCCCTCTGCATCTTCCTTACGCTTTTCTTCGACATCCATCGCCCTGATGTACGTCTGGGCAATGCCAGCGAAAAGCTTTGACATCGATATCTCGTTCTGATCGAAGTTCTGAGCTATCTCACTGAACAGCAGGAACCTGTGCTCCGGTGCTGTGCGTTTGATATTACTGGCTATTGTCTTGCCAGCTTTTTTTATTCGAGCAACTTCATGCTCGCTAATTTTATCCATGAAGGATCTCCTGTAGTTTCTGTTGACGTGCTTGCTCTTTTTTCTGCTCAGCCAGTCGCTTCTTCTTCTCAGCCTTGCGACGCTTTGCCTCCTGATCCTGTATCGCTTTATGAACTTCATACACGCTGAAGTTATTTGTAAGCAACCAATCATCATCGTTCTGCTTAAAGACTCTGGACTCTCCGCAATGCAGAGATACCTTGTAGGTCTGGCCGAATATATTTACTGTTTTCATGTTTTCACCTTTGTTGGCAGGACGACACGGGGGATCTCGTCATGCTCTGTTAATTTATTAAATCCCCAGAATGCGACAGGCTTCTCGTATGCAAACTTCTCACCTGTGTATTTATTTTCTCCTTCGGTCTCGAACTCAGGAGCGTCGTGCTCTATCCACTTCGACCATTTACAGCCGTAGCCGTAGTAGTCGAAGGTACGACCGTACCAGTTGCCATCGACAGCCTGAGCCAGTTCTACTGACCGGCCATAGGTGTCGTGGCCTGTGAAGAAGCGCTGAGCTTTCATGCTGCCGCTCTCTCGAAGCTAACAGACCAGCCATTACCAGCTACGAACAGCTCTTCAGGGTGCTCCCATTTTTTATCTTGGCCGTAAGGCGTTAGATCGATAACGTGATCAGCTATGTACTGGATCTTTGTATCGTCAGGCTTCTGAGGGAAGGTGATGCCGTGAGTTGGTGAGTAACCAGCTTTACAGCCTATAGCGTCGCAAACTTTCTGCAGCCAGATCTTAAACTCTTCGTTTGACATATCCTCATCGAACTCTGGGAATTCATAACCCTTGATGAAGTGATCATCAGCTGTGATCTTGATGTGGGTTCTGTAGTAATACAGACTTGCTTCTTTGAAAGTGAACATTGTGTTTCTCCAGTTGGTTTTGTTGTTTCAGTAAGGTAATACTACCACATCCTTGTGATAATGGAACTACCGTTCGTCGGTTACTTTTTTTCCCATAAAGTCTTGAAAAGGTTTATTGGGATCTCAACAACCCAGTCCATATCCCTGAAGTCGCCCCTGTCAACCCTGCCACCCCATGCGTTGATTAGCATGCCTATGTTCTTACTCGTCGGAACAAATGATTTCAAAGCGTCTCTGGTTCTAACAAGAAAGATGAACGGCCTCCCCTCCTTGTACTCTTTCATTGCCACTGCTAATTTGCCTGCGCTTATATAAATTGTTGGGTATGTTCCCCAGTTTATATCTCTGCATCGCATCTCTACGTTGTAAGTCTTGTCGTCTCTCAACCAGACGAAATCAATACTGGCAAGCTTCTTATTCTGCTTAAATACTCCTCCGTGTTTTTTCATCATAAACTTAGCTATTTTTCTTTCTGACTCTCTGTCAGATTCATTCTCATACACTGGCATTAAACCGCCCTCCTATCCCAGCCAATCTTCCCACGCAGGAACAGAGACATCGGATCGATCTTTTCATCATGGATCTCTTTCAGAGTTTTAGACTTGGCTGCAGGAAGGTTATCAGCCGGTGAGTAATTGATATCATCGATACCAAGTATCTGCTCGTTCGTATAATCGCGCCTGCCTTCGCGTACTGCCTTACGACGAGCGCACATGCATGCAACGGTAACTCCAGTGATCCCTGTCCACCAGTTGAATGGAGCGTCGTACAGCTGGCCTTCCCATCTAGCTAAAGTTGTTGGTATGGTTTTGCGTTGTGGCTTGATATAAATTATATCTTCAATCATTTTCTATCTCCGGTTTTTGTTTCATGCCGAGCATTCTTCTCAGGTCGGTCATGTCTTTGTTGATTGTTTCCTTGTCGACGGTCTTGCCGTCTTTGTGTTCTAACCCTTTCCACAACTCGTGAGCCTGCTTCATTGGCTTGTACGACTTGCATAGGTCATGGAACTCATGGACGTTAGGAGGATATTTTTTATATCTATCACCTATCTCGGCCAGACCGTAACCGATCTCTGCCTGCGTACAGTCATGCAGCCTCTTAGCCCACAAAGCTTTTGCCAGAGCAATATCTTTTTCCATGTCATCACCAGCGTACTGGTGCGTAAATGCTGTTCCGTATTCAGACTTGAAGATTCTGAAGAGCTGACTGATCTGTGAATCAGGAAGCGGTACGATTCGTTTCTTCGGTGGCTCAGCTTTCGAAGGCGTCTGCTGTTGCTCGGTTGAATGCGTCGTTAGCTCTTTCAGATTTTGATTTACCAGATCCGTTAATTTTTCCATCGTTAGTACCCTTACCCTTGTTTCGTGAATGCCAGCCTCTGGCAGTTGCTTTCCAATCCTTCATCTTGTTTTTACCAACCATCCAGCCTTTCGATTCGTAGAAATCGATAAAGTATTCAGGATCAACAGACGTCAATTCCTTCTCGTCGATATAAGATATCAGTTCCTCCAGAGACGGTGGAGCAAATCTTTTTGCGACAGTGTTTTTATATCTATTATCTTTATCTTTATCTTTATCTTTATCTTTATGGTTGACGTTTCGTTGAGCATTCGTTGAACGAACGTTCAAATCTTTAGACTTTTCAATAGCTTTGAGCCTACGAGATTCTGCTGACTTTTTCCCTGCCAAAGAATTGTTGCGACTTTTTAACCTAACTTTTTGAAGATCTGCCTCAATTCTCTTGTGAAACCAGTCACCATTTTCATCGATTTCAAAGAACTCTTTTAACGTATCTTCAACGTCCGTCCAACGTTCGTTCATTTTTGTTATAAGCGGAAGTCTCTTAACTGGGATAGGTTTTTCTGTATGCCAGTAATTCATCAGCAATAAGATATAACAACCATGCTCCTCTGGAGTAAGGTGAGGCGTATCTGCGATGTAGTCAGCAACGTATAGCTGCATGTACGGTATTGTTGCCATGTTTTTTTCCTAACTGTTCAAATATTATTTAAGTTCAAGTGCAGATAGGATTATAATTACCTCGGTTCCTATCTGATGTTCCCCTACACATCAAAGCCCTTTAACCCGACAGCACTCTCCGGCTGTTGGGTTTTTTTTAGCCTTTAGCGTGAGCCTTACGCTTCTTTGCAGCGTAACTCTTTGTGGCCTCAACGTCACCTGCTGGTACCCATACGGTTACCTGCTTCAGTCCACGCTCAGCCTGTCGCTTCAGATATGTCTGGAATTTGTTTGCTTTAGTTTCAGCTTTTTTAGTCATTAAATTTTCCTGTTTTTTTAGTTGGGGTAGTAATTCTATTGCTTAAAGTAGTCTAATGTCAACCTCTGACAGCGTCTAAGCCGATCTTAAGGTTCTCCTGAGTGATAGCGCTGAGAATGTCACCAGCGTACCTGTGCTCGATTACCACGCCACCAGACCACCATTGAGCGTTCTCTGTGTCGATGTGCTCATTGAGCCAGTCATGCGCCTCCTGAGACTGTGGAGTGAGTATGACAATGGATCCCTGATCCAGTATGACGAAATCCATATTTATATTCATTCTTCTAAACTCCTGCTGTAGTCAGCTTGAAATTGTTTACGCTTCTCGATCAGCGTGTCGTAGATGTGTCCGAAGCTCCAGTGCTTGCCACGGTTGTTGAACGCTACACGCTTGTAGATGTTGTCAATGATCTTGACCTCCTTCTCAGCGCTGAATGCGTTCGCTATGGTGGCGGCGATACCCATGTATTCAGCCTTGGCTACGATCTGGTTGTTTACCCTGATAGTGTAAGTTAATTGCATGTTAGAAACTCCTGCTCCCCGAAGGGAGCGATGGTTGTTTATATAAGAACTTCTGGGTGCTTTTTAGCGAATAAGATCATCATCTCCTTATCGCCTCGGCGACTCATGCCGGTTGCTGTAGTAAGGAAGCTTGTGTATTCAGACATCTCGATGATAGCCTGCTTGCGTCCACGCTTTGATGCCTTACGTGCCTCGTTGATTGTTGCTGCTGTTCTCATATTTATCTCCGGTTTGTTGTGTCAGTGAGGTAATAATACTACCATCCTTGGCAGTTGTATATACCGTTCGTCGGGAAATCGTTTATGTTTACTGCAACAGGATAGCGCCCACTGTTTACAGTATCAGCGTATTTTTGAGCTTCCTCAATGCTGTTAAATTGCTTTGAAGTTGCTCTAACAGTTTCAGGATTACCTGTTATTTCGTTTATATCTGTACAGATAACTATATATTTTTGTGTCATTGTGGTTCTCCGGTTATGCCGCCCCGAAGGGCGGCGGTTGATTTATTTGCTATAACGCTTTGTTAATTGATTCTAAGTAATAATCAAGTGCTTCGTCTTCTGACATATCCATTGTGCGCGGTAATGACAAGTAATCACTTTTACCTGTTTGAAGGTCGATTATTTTCCATATCGAATTAACCTCATTACCAGTGGTAGACTGTATTTGATATCTTGGTGTTTCTACTATTTTCATTGTTTCTCTCCGGTTATGCCGCCCCGAAGGGCGGCGGTTGATTATGCGAATAAGTCGTATGCTGTATGCTCATAATCTAAATTGTTGGAATCACAGTACGTTTCCCACTGCTCACGAGTGATAGAATCTTTTAACTCAGTATAACGGTCAATTAACTCTAATCCGCGCCTGCTTGGTATAGTTCCACCTCTGCCTACATGAGCAGATATAGAGCGTCGAGTTTTGTATAATTTTTTTGTCTTCGTTTGCATGTCGTTCTCCGGTTCGTTGTGTCAGTGGGGTAATAATACTACCATCCTTGGCAGTTGTATATACCGTTCGTCGGTTACTCGAAAAGACCGAGCTTCTTCAGGATTTCAGTTGCTTTGTCTTGGCGCTTTTGAGCTGTCTCGTTGAACTCACCAGTCGTGCCGTTGGTGAAGTTGCGGATTTCGATACTAGCGCCTGCTTTGTATCCAAGCTTTCCATCTTTATGGTAGCTAATTTTAGAAGGTCTTGCTTTACAGTATTTAGGGAAGTTAGCGATGAATTTATTAGCAGACTCTTCGTCGGTGAAAGTGAATCCAAGCCATCCTGTCATATCTTCAGCATTGAATAACTCACCCTTCTTTTTACCAATAAGACCTTGCATAGAAGTAATGCCATATTCGTTAGTATCTGTCAGGTCGTAGTCTGTGTAATCAATCATGTGTTTTCTCCGGTTGGTGTTTTTCGTTTCAGTAGGTGTATATTAAGGTAGTTCTATTACTTTGTAAAGTACCGTTCGTCGGGAGAAAATAAATTCATTATAGGGGTTGCATTAGGTAGACTAACTACGGTACTATTACCACTCAAACAAAACGAGGGTTTAATTATGAAATTTGATATAGATGAAGTTGTAAACAACGTTCTCGGTTCCGAGACTTATATGGAAGACGAGAACCTCATTAACCTGATGTCCTATATGTGGGGCAAACTGCAGGGTTATGAGCACATAGAAAATGTCGGGGAAGTTATTGATATCCTTGGACATTTTACACCAGCAGACTACGAACCGGAGTGATAACAATGGCCTTCAAACCAAACAGGACACAAGAAGAGTGTCGCAACGAATTCAGGAACCTTGACGCGAGAGCGATGCAGCTGGCAAAGCTGCTCCGTGAACGTCAGATACAAAAAGCCGCTAAAAAAAGATCGGAGAAAAAATAATGTTTTCAGAAGAACAGGTAGGTAAACTACAGAAACCGCTGCTTGCTAAGCACGTAAAATCACGTGAGGCATTTGGCTCAGGAAAATTATCATATATCGCTGGCTTCCATGCTATCGATATGGCCAACGATATCTTCGGGTTCGATGGCTGGAGCACAGAGATTCTGGTGCTCAAAGAAGTTAACCGTGTCAGCTACATCAAGCCACCATACAAGGCCGGTGATAAAGAGAAGCCAATGGTGGCCATTGCTTACATGTGCAATCTGCGACTATCAGTTAAATCTGAGGACGGAACCGTAGTAACCAAAGAAGATACTGGTTTCGGCGACGGACAGGCCGGTGACACGCCTGCAGGGATGCATTCAGCTATTGAGCTGGCCAGTAAGGAAGCTGTCACAGACGCCATTAAGCGCTGCCTGAGAGCATTCGGTAACCAGTTTGGTAACTCGCTGTACGACAAAGATGGTCAGGCTCCTATCGAAGAGGAAGCATACGAAGCCAGCAAGGTCGTATCTACCGAGCAGCTGGACGAGCTGACAGAGCTTCTCACAGCCCGTGAGCTGAATCATGAGTGGGCGCTGGCGTGGTTGGCCGGTGAAGGCTGGAACGCGCCTCTGGAGGAGCTACGCACCGACTGGTACAACATGCTGTACCGTGCCGTTGATACCTATGGCGCTGACGAACGTGTCCTTGCTACTTATGAAGAGGACATTATCAAAGTCATGGGGCTGATGGAGCAGTCAACAACGATGAAGATGCTGAAGGCATTGTTCAAAGAAGTCTGGAGGAAGACCAGCGAACAGAAAGATAAACCTCGTCAGCTCGAAGCCAAAGAACTGTACGAGACCATTAAAGCTAAACTGGAGGAAAAATAATGTCTAACGCCCCACTGTACGAAATAACAGGGAACATGAAAGGTCTGGAAAAGCTTGCCGAGGAGGGCGAGCTTGACTCCCAGACTATCGACGACACCTTCGAGGCGATCGAGGGTGAGTTTAACGAGAAGGCGCTGGCTCTGATCACTGTGTCAAATCGATTCAATGACGACATGGAGATCCTAGATAAAGAGATCAAGCGCCTGACAGCACGTAAGAACGTGATGAAAAATAAAAAGGACAGCATGATCGAGTATCTCCGGTACAACATGGAAGAGTCTGGCATTACGAAGATCGAATGCCCTGTCATGACCATCACTCTGGCCAAAGGCCGTGATGTTGTCATCGTGGACGATCCTGAAGCCGTAGACGAGGATTACGTCGAGATCGAGATGGTGACCAAGGTCGATAAGAAAGGTCTGCTGAAAGCGCTTAAGGATCTGCCTGAAGGCGAGACCATGGAAGGATGTCATCTGGAAAAATCTAAATCATCGGTGCGTATCAAATGAGCCGGTGGTATAGAGCTTGCACATATGGCTCACCTGCGATCGAGGAAGTTGAGTCCGATCGTGTGACAGATAAATCTATCTGGATTAACGGACGCCGTAACAATATCGAGGGAAGATATTATTCGTACTTCTCAGAGAGATCTGACGCTGTGCAGCATATCATCG